ATATTCGTTTCTATTTTCCCAATCAGGTTTCCAATTACCATTGCACTCATCACGAAACGATCTGAATCGTGTTAGTAAATTTCTGCGTTCGGCTTCGAGTTCGGCTGCTTCTTCGGTTGGAAATACGTTGCCTTGACTAAAATATCTATTGTCGGATTCTATGCCCTCCCAACAATCTGCAAAAACGGCTCCATTCGGTTGGATACAATAATGTGTATCCCCACACTCATACGGGCATTTCATTTCCCATGTATCTTCCTCACCCTCAGTAATTTCAATATCAGGTAATAATTTTGAAAATATTTCTCCAATTTCAGCAACTCCAACTCTGAAATTTTCCACTATTTTTTGCAGCTCTTCCATAAGAGCCTCATATTGTGTTTTTTCTTTCATAGTTATCCTCCTATTTGTCTCTTTCTTTCTCATGTCCTGCAATTGCTCCAGCAAATAATGTTACTGCAGGAACAACGATATGGATTCGAGAAACCCCTAAGACATCCAACATAAAAAACGTGTACGTCATTAGTTGCCAAAAAATTACCCATAATTGATTCGTTTTCATTTATTTTTCATTCTCCATTTCTATTTTTTAATATTTATAGTCATCGGGATTTAATCTCGTAGGCCATTCAATCCTGTCTGGATTTTCCTTCAATAGTTTGCTTGATTTAATCGCATTATCTATCGCTTCCAACGACGTCTCAAATCCAAGCAAGAAAGCGAATCGTTCATTGTAGCTCATTTCTTCTAACTGACCATAGTTAATATCTTCCTGGAACTGTTTCAACGCTCTGTCATACATTGACATGTCCTTGTATTTACAATGCGCCACAATCAAGTAGTGAACATCATCCATCAATTTTTCGAATTCTGTTGTCTCCTTCATCGTTTAGTCCTCCTTCTTAATTCGTGTAATATTTGCCACAATCTTGTCTCTTGTATGAGAAGAGAGTGAATACGGATCTCGCATGAATTTACTGAGCGATGTCACACTAACGTTCATATCATGAGCAGCTTGAAGCATCTTATCGCTTGAATTCCCCATCACGTTGTATAGATAAGTGATAACATCTCCATATTCTTCACGATACTGTTTGGACATCTTTCTTCGTTTAAGTCTCTCTTGCGACAAGTCCTTGATGATAGAGCCATCAATCTTGTGTGCTTGGATGAAATCCAACGCTTCTTTGATTGTGAGGAAGTGCATTGCCTTCTCAACGTATTTCGTGAATCGGTGTGTGTAGAGTGGATGAGCCTTTGCAAGATATCCTCTCATGCTTGAATAGTCTTCGATGCGTTCGAATAAGAAATGAGGCTCTTGGTTTCTCACAATTACATAGATTTTAATGTTTTCCATAAGCATCTATTCTCCTTTTGATTTCATTTATTGCATCTAATGTGATTCGGTTTTTCCCGTTCACAAAGCTCCACACAAGATGATAATTGATGATGTTGGAATCTTTGATGAACTCACCGATTGACATCCCTGTATCTTTGAAGAAATTCGTGAGTTCTTCTTTAAGAGCTAAATCTTGATATCTTGGTTGACTCTTGTTGAATTGTCGTTGATAGTATCCCTCTTGAGGTTCTTTCTTTGGTGAATTTAGTCCAATGATTTTTTTATCTTTTAATCTTCGAACCATGCGAACACCATCAATCTCCACAATCTCGATGTTCTCGTATACGTAAGTTGAACGAGTCCCGTTCAATCCTTCGATTTGATTTGCCATAGTTTTTCTCCTTATTTTTGATTTTGATTTTTGAAGGCTTCATCGATGTGCTCGAATACCATGAGCATTTGTCTCCTTACGAATGGATGATTCTCATATTCATCACAGAGCTTTCCACTTGATTCGAAGACCCAATTGAAGTATTCGACCGAACCGAAGCCCAACTTTTGAGCGACACTTTCTTGTTCCACAATCCAATCGGCGACCTTGTTCATGAACTCGTGATAATTTAATTTCATTCAAGCTCCTCCAATCTGAGATAGATTCCCGGTGGATCCGCATAGAACTTCTCTGAGATTTTAGAAGCGACCTTGTTGTCATCTTCCCAGAATCCCAAATCGGTCAAACAATCAAGCAGCAACTTCTCCATATTATCTAAATCGGGTTTAGTGCCTTTATATTGTCCGTTGTACTTTCCGTCTTTTAAAGGGAAGCACCATTTGATTGTGAGCCTCACACAGCCCCGTAGAGGCGTTTTAGGAGCAAAGTGAGAGAAGTGTGCCATATACTTCGCTCGAGCCTGTATGAGCTTAGGAGGTTCATAGAAATGAGGCTTTCCATTCCTACAAGTCACTTGCTTTTGCTGATGAGTTGTTGTTGGGAGTTCCATGGGAATGAAGAATTCAATCATGATTCCCAACACCTCTCCAAGCTTCCCATTGAGGGTCATAGATGATATAGCCTGTTGACTTCAATTGAGCGAAAGTCCACTCCAACAATTCGGGCTGCTTTGAAATCCATTCAAGAACTTGAGATTGAGTTGGGTCATATTCTTCATCTGGGAATCGGTGATATAAGATTGGCATCTCTTTTCCGACTTCCAACAATTTCGATTTTTTACGTGCCATATTTTTCTCCTTTTAAGTTTGTGAAATTCCACACAGACTTTTCTTTTTTTATTTTCGCTTTTGTCCATGGTAGAAAGGACAGACATGGTGGGCGGAGTCTAAAGCCCACCTGTTCTGTTCCTATCATGGACGATGGACGATTCTTCGGACATTCCCTAATTACACCCTCTTAGGGTTATAGTTTGTCTGTCCGTGGACAAAGTCGAAGTTTGTCCCGAGTTTGTCCTGTCCAAGTACACCTTTTAGGTGAATTCGTTTTACTTCTTGGACACGGACAAAGTCGGTGTTTTGTCCTGTCTGTCCCGATGTCTGTCCTCGAGTTTGTCCTGTCCAAAAATAGGATTTTTTCCGAATTTACTTTTTGATAACGACATGCTCTCCATCTAATTCATACCCGTTTATTTCCTTGATTCGTCTCTTGAGAGTCTTCTCAGATATGCCCATATATTCACAAAGGTCATTCGAAGTGACAGGATTCATTCCATCATTTAGAGCTGAGTACGCTGTGTCGAATGCAATTTTTCGTTCTTCCTTGCGTTGTTCTGGAGTCATCTTCTTGTCGAAGTTCTTTTTCCACCATGGAGTTGATTTTGAATCATCCAACTCGATATCATCGAGGATTCCTGTTTCATCCACAATGTGGAGTGGATAACTGAACCAAACATTCCTTGGTTTGAACTTAGCGAACTCTCGAAGCGTTCCATCCACACGCCACGCTGACATCGTTTGGATTTTGCGTGTTTCGTTGTTGATGAGCTCGTTTGTTTGCCATCTATCTTGTATGTTCACGACCGCTTTTTCGAAGTGATTACGCATTGCGTATGGACTTCTCAAGTCGTCTAAACCGATGAACTGTTCCATATATGGTCTATTCATGCGATTGATGGCATCCTTGTAGATGTCGCAAGCCAATTGGTCGCATCGTTGTTGGATAATCTCATCCGTGAGTTCTAATTCCACTAAATCGATGAGAGCATCTGGGTCCCGAGCAAATACCCCCGAGCCGCTCGCTCTGTCCATCGACTTCTTGCCACCTTGAGAACCTTTCGAATGGTGGTGACAGTAGATGACTGAACATCCAAGCTCTGTCGCAACTTTGTCGAACTGATTCGTGAAGTGAGCCATCTGATCCGCACTATTCTCGTCCCCTGTGAGTACCTTGTAGATTGGGTCGATGATTACCGCAATATATCCTTTCTTGTGGGCTCTTCGAATCAACTTCGGTGCAAGCTTGTCCATTGGGACTGTCTTACCACGTAAGTTCCAAATATCAATGTTTGATACGTTTCGAGGCTCGATGCCCATTGCTGCATATACATCCTTGAATCGGTGCAAGCATGAGGCCCTATCCAGCTCGAGATTCACATATAGAATCTTCCCTTGAGTACATTCCCATCCAAACCATTTCGCCCCCTCAGCGATTGCAATCGACATATTGATGAGCCCGAATGACTTCCCAGCTTTCGAAGGTCCCGCAATCAACATCTTGTGACCTTGTCTGAGTACACCTTTGATAAGCTCAGGAGCAAGCTCTGGCATATTGTCCCAAGTCTCGCTTAGTCCTTCTGGATCTGGCAAATCATCGTTCAAGTCTTCGATGTATTGGTACCAATCGTCCCATGATTTGTGACCGATATTCGTGTCAATGATGAATTGTTTCTTGCCATCTCTAATGAATCCCGGGAGACGACTCAAACGACTTGGATTCTTGTTTTGTTCGTCAACGTTTAGACCGTTTTTCTTACAAATTTTGTATAAATAATCAACACGTTTCTTGTATTCTTCTTTGTTTGCTGCTTCGATGCGGACGATAGCGTGAATGGACTTGCCACCACTATATACGAGAGTTGCGATTGGAAGTTCAAGCTCTCGCATGATTGCGTTCTGCTTTTCCAAATCCATGTTGTCCGATTCCACAAGGGCGTAGCGATAACTTACGACATTATCGTTCTTGACTCCTTGACCGTCCATGGGATTGAATCGCACCCATGCTCCTGCTTTCTCGTTGTAATCGCCTAAGACCTTCCCGATGTCTCCACCACATCGTTCAAGCTCGTCTATGAGCTTCCCTGCGGTTCTATCGTATGAACCACGATGTGGAAGATACTTCTCAATTTCGCCCGTCTCAGCGTTCGTCTTAGCGTATGATTGAGTGGAATATGCCACGATGTCATCTGATTGGAATAATGTATCTAAGTATCGAATAATCTCTTGCACAGGATTCCAATTCTTTGGCTCGTGGAACTCTTTCCCATCAATCCACGCCTTGTCTACGAATTTGTAGTCGTTATCGTATTGAATCGAAGAATCCCATTCGAGAGCTCCTCGTCCATCATCATGAGCTTGAGAGGGGTTGAATCCTTGCTCTACAGCCATGTGGAAGATTGTTCCTCCTGTGACTGGTGAGCCTGTCCCTTGGAACGTATCCCATTTTCTGTAACATTCCCCGGGATGATATCGTCCCGAATCTCGAGCCGACCACGACTCCCAATCTGATGCCGAATAGCCTTCATGCTTGAGAGCCATTCCCACATTCACCCATTCTTGATAATTGAGCATTGAGGGGTCGATGTATTCTAATAATTCAAGTAAGTTGTTTTCTTCCACTCAATCACTCTCCTTGGTAACTATGGGCATCGATGCTGTGAGGAACTCTCCATCCATTCGCAGCAATGCGATTGATGAGCTTAGATGCTGCTTCGAATTGCCACATTCCTACATTTCTGAATCCATAGCGTTCTAATAATCTGATTTGTTTTGGTGTTGTTAAACCTTCCGATTGTCGTTTTGATAATCGGTCAAGAATCTTCTGAGCCTTCCCAGCATTCCCAATCTCATCGGGCATGATTCCGAGTCGTTCTAATGTTTGGAGCTGCTTGTCTGAAGGAGGACTCATCTCCCATCCAAATGATGGAACATAGCTCGTGAGGTCTTCGGCATGAATCGACATCTCGAATTGCAACGGATCCACAAGCTTGCGTTTTCTCTTCCGCATTTCAGCGAGTTGTTTCGCAAGTGCTTCTTCTCGTTGTGCGGTCACATCTTCTTTTGCAACTTCTTCTAATTCGAGAAGCTCAAATTCTGCTCCTGTGTTCTCTTCAGTACGTTCAACCATCGCTTTTGCAACTTCCTCGTTCTCAGCGATGAGGTGAGCTGGACGACACAATTCATGCTTTTCTGTGTGCCATAAGAAGTCGAGGAGCAAAAGATGTGTCTTCCCGGGATGTAACCTTGTTCCACGCCCTACCATTTGAGAGTAGAGCGAGCGAACTTTCGTTGGTCTTAACACGACCACACAATCCACCGATGGACAATCCCATCCTTCGGTCAGTAACATCGAATTACACAAAACGTTGTATTTTCCGTTCTCAAAATCCTCGAGGACTTCCGCACGGTCTTTGGATTCGCCATTCACTTCCGCAGCTTTGAATCCCTTCGAGTTCAAGATGTCTCTGAACTTCTTGGATGTATTCACTAATGGAAGGAATACGACCGTCTTCTTATCCTTGCAATGTTCCATCATCTCGTTTGCAATTTGTTCCAAGTACGGGTCCAACGCATTCCCAACATCACTCGCTTTGAAGTCACCTTGTGACATCGATACGCTTGAAAGGTCGAGATTCAACGGAATCGTGAGTGCTTTGATTGGGCTCAAATAGCCTTCTTTGATGGCTTTAGGCAGAGTGTATTCGTAGGCTAGCGAGTCGAAGTATGTCCCTAGATTACGCATATCTCCTCTGTCTGGAGTAGCTGTCACACCGAGCACATTCGCACTATCGAAGTGTGAGAGCACACGTTGATAGCCATCTGAGATGCAATGATGAGCTTCATCCACCACAATTGTATTGAAGTGATCTTTCTCGAAGTTTGCGAGTCGCTTTGGTTGCTGCAAGGTTTGAACGGACCCTACAACCACACGATTCCATGAACCAAGACTTGTGGAACTTGCTTTCTCGAGCGATGTTTGAAGTCCTGTCGCTTGGAGAAGCTTGTCACTCGCTTGGTCTAGCAGCTCAGAACGGTGAGCGAGGACGAGAACTCTCTCGCCCATTCTCACTCTGTCTTCGATTACTTTTGCGAACACAATCGTCTTTCCACATCCTGTTGGAAGAACTAGTAGAGTCTTCTTGCGACCTTCTGCCCATTCCTGTTGAATGGACTCACGAGCCTCTTCTTGATACTTTCGTAATTCCATTCAATGTCCCTCCTTTTATTGGAATGCACCCCAAGATGGTTGTTGTTGAGCTGCTTGTTGTTGATATTGTTGTTGTGTTTGTACTTGTTGGAATTGTTGCGTTGGTTGTTGTTGTGAACGATTCAATACATGTTCTGGATTTACATCTTCGGGATAATACATTGATTTAATTTCGTTGTATTGATTTCCGTTGTAAGTTCTAATACCTACCTTGCACACTCCACGAGCTCCAATGATTTTGTTCCAATCCATTTGAAGCTTACTACCTTTTTTCTTTTGTCCGATTGCTCCGAAGAATGCTGAAAGCATACCTTCAGTTGAGCTGTGTAAGAATAGGTTGTGCTTCATTGTCACTTTTCCTTGCGGAGCTACCACTTCAACCGATACGATTGCTTTGTTACATGCTGGAAGCTTTCCGTTTCCGCTTGGATTGTGTCGTGCTCGTTCAAATCCTGTGACTGTAAACTCGTATAGTCCTTCTGGTAGTAGTACGAATTCATGGTCTTGTTGGATAACATCATCCCATCCTAATTCACGTTCAAAGTTGTTGTTGTATTCTGTCATTTTTATTTACCTCTTTCTTTTATGTTATTTGTTCATACTTTCAATTGATTTCAAGACATCAGCCCAATTCGTAACCATAAATGCCCAATACTCTTGTGGGAAGTTTGCGATTGGTGTGTCTTGTGGGAAGTGTCCCTTCTTGAATGCTACATCTTGAAGCATCTTCGGAGTGACTGAATTTTGAAGCATTAAATCTTTAAGACTGTTTGGAATAGAGTCTGGTATATTGATTGGTTCTTTAAGAGGGAACGGATCTTCTTGAGTTTCTGCTCCACTCGTTCCTGCTGGGATAACTTCATCGACTGTGGGAACTTGCTCATCAATTTGAGGCTCGCTTACTACTTTTCCAACGCCCACCTCTTGAGCTTGTTTCTTTGGTGCTTCTTGAGATGAAGAAGCGAAGATGTGTGCGATAGCAGCATAGTCCATTGGGAGCTCATCTGGGAGTCCATGACGATTCTTCGCATCCCATGCTGGATGATGTGTCGTGTACATGACACGTTGACCGCCTGTCGCTTTCTTCTTCTTAGATTCTGAGGTCATCACCATCGTCTTGTAATTACAGAAGAGCAGCAAGTCGCACCATTCTTTGACTACGGGAGCGGTTTGTGAGCTCGTCTTCTTACCTAGTTTTAATTCGTAGCGGTCGTAAGCTCCATCTTCATCGGGCTGTTCGAACTTGCGAAGTTGCGAATGTGCGGTCAAGACCACATTGATTCCGATGTCCACTAATTCTTGAAGCTTATCTAATAAGCGACCCATTTCTTCTCGGACATACGTGTATCCATTCCCATACCCGAAGTCTTCGATTCCTCTCTTGCCATGCATCGAGCACACACTCTCGATTGCTAGTGATTCAGCCCAATCGATTGTGTCGATGACTAATGTTTTGCAAACTGTTGGATTCGCTTTGACGAATGCAATTTGATTCATGAGCATTGTCCACGATGTTGGTTTGTCCATACGTTTGACATCCATGTTCGATGTCGAGCCTTCTGTGTCGATGAATAATGGATCCGGGAATTGTGCTGCGAGTGTTGACTTCCCGATTCCCTCAGTCCCATAAATCACTACACGTTGGGCTCTTGCTTGTTTACCAGATGTTATGTTCATGTGATTTCTCCTTTCTTATCCTTAAAACTTCCAAGTGTTCGTTGGTTCTGTGTCTTGGAATGGTGTGACCGTGTCTGATACGACATAGCCATCCTCGATGATGATTTGGCATTCTTCTCCACTTGATACTCGAGTCGCAATGGCTTGAAGTCCCTCAGACTCTAACCACTTGCCGAATTCGGTCAATGTTGGAATGTCCATTTGTTCGAGCTTGTCCAAGAGTACGAATCCACATTCAGGTTTTAGTTTGCGAACGATGGCGGTCGCCACTCTTAATTGTTGAGAGCCACTCATGTTGTCCCATTTTTGCCCCTCGAAGACGAGTTCACCATCTTCTACCGAAAGACCCGGCAACGGTAAGTCCGCACTGTCTAGTAAGCTTGTGCGTTCGTCTCGAACATCTTGGATTTCTTTTGTCAATTTGTCATATTGATATCCGTATTGTTTCGCATCTTCTTCGGCTTTCTCTTTGTCGAGATTCGCTCGAACTTTGCGATTGATTTCTTCGATATTTGCGATTGAGCTTTCAATCTCATCGGTTGATTCATCCACCAAGTCTTCAATCGACTTGTTTGCTGCGATGTAGTCGCCCATAAGCTTCTCGTGAGTCGCTTCTTCTTGAGCAAGTTGTTCTTTCAATTGTTTCAATCGAGCTTCTGAGAGATGCAACGAGTTCACGATATTTTCTCGATTTTGGCGTTTACGAGCGTTCTCCCCATTACGAGCAAGAATCTCTTGTTGCTCATGAATCAAGTCCGCAATGCTCACTAATTCATTCGGAGCTTCGGGATATTGAGGTTGTTCGGCTGCGTATTTCTTTTTTTGATCCGCAATTTGACCGATTGTTCTTCGCTCGTTGTATAGCTGCTCTTCTTTACGGTCTAGCTCCCACAATTTCTCACCCACTCCAATGATTTGAAGAAGCGTGTTCGCTTTATCCTTCGCACTTGATTCGATGAATTTTGGAAGATTCAGAGCGAGCTCTTCCACGAATGAATCAAGCAATTGTTGTCCTGCTTTTTGTCCACTTGGATCCGTAACTTTCAAATCTGAATTTTTGCCCTTACGTTCCACGATGAGTCCGTTTGATAGTTCCAATCGAAGTGTTGGTGGATTCATGGACCCGTCACGAGCTGGTTTGCTTGGCTTGTACTTATTGCCACCCAATGCCCAAGCAATGGCATCGAGGACACTTGTTTTCCCTTGGTTATTATTGCCACCGAGAATGGTGAGTCCGTTTGATGTAGGCTCAATCGTGACAGCCTTGACACGCTTCACATTCTCGATTTCTAGTTTGTTGATTTTTACGGTCATTAGTCGATAACCTCCCATTTTTTCGCTCTATCAATAAAACCTTGGATATTTCTTTTTTTTGTGATAAAAACGGAAGTTTCAATCATTTTCGCTATCGCCATCAATGTATACTCAACTTCAAACTTTTCTTCATTTTCATATTCAAGTATTTCATTCAACACTTTTAAAATGCATTCTCTTTCTTTATTTGTTACTTTATGACTCATTCGTTTGATTTCTCCTTATTTTATTTTTATAATGTAGTTAGTTATTTTAGAGAGTCGGTGATTGTTTCATCGGCTTTTTTGTTTTCGTTTTGACATGAATTATTATTTCTTTTCCTCCTTTATCTTCCACATTTCTTGAAAATCGGGCTCCACATATTGTCCACTTCTAATTAGATTCACTTTTG